CAGGATGCTCTTGCTGATGGTGTGCTGGTGGACGTGTCCGAGATGGCACGAGAGGCCGGGTTTAGTATCCCGGTGGCAGTAACAACAGCAGTCTGGCATGACTGCATAGACTGGCCCGAAGATGAGGCAAACGGATACGGGCAAAGCATAGACGGCAGACAGTGGGACGTGTTGAAGATGGCATACTATAAGATAAGATCAACACGGGACCAGTCTGAGGATTTACTGTATAAATTAAATGTAATTCCGAGAGGAACAAAGCCCAACAATTCCGGGGCTATTGATGATTTTACAGGGGCCGAAGAAACGACCCTTAAAATTAACATCGGACCCGGTGATAATAGGGAACCTGTTTTAACTATCATGCTACCTAATGAGGACTAAGTTTTCATCTTAGGGGGCATTTAGGGTGCCCCCGTGGATGGTAATTCTGCCATCATTTGCTAACATTAACAGAGGGGTTAATATGGAAGATATAGCAGAAACTAACTCAGAACTAGGTTGGAAAAAATATATTGAATACTTAAGAAATAAAAAGAGGAGGGCAAAATGAAAGCCGAAACTAAAATACAAGCATTGCTGGATGAGTTTTATCAAATCCACTATGACTATGACAGGGATTTAAAAAGTCCTACTTTATTTGAGGATGACCTGCAGCACGGTCATGCTTTAGGATGGCACGAAGCAATGGAGAAAGTAATTTTTGAGCTAGAGGAAATTCAAAAGGGGGAACATGTGTAGTAAAGCCGAAACCATAAACCGTTGCCCTGTGTGTGGGGAACCGTGTGACTACATCGAGGAAAGGTATTCTTTCGGTGTGTATGCTGGATTGTTTTGTGATGAGTGCTGCAAAAGATACCGAGACCACTGCGGCATAGACCAGCCTCAAGGTAGCCCAAACGATTTAGACGAACAGTACGAGGAAGATTATTAACGTGCTGGCATGCTGGCATGGTGGGTGGTCCGGCCCTCATCATACCACAAGCAAGACAAAGGCCGGAAACTAACACTACCAAGAGGTCATAGGTAGTGTATTAATATTAGCAGTTTGCTAATTTAATGTCAAATGAAAAAGGTAATATGAAAAAGCTAAAAGGTAAAGCCGAAGCACAAGATAAAGATGATACTGAAAAGTTTGCAGAATACCTAGCAAACATGGCAGGTCATTTAAACTGGGAAGAAAGGGAGATCGAATCGACTGACCCAGAGGCCAAAATGGTACTGCATCAAATTGATCTGGAAGTACGCTTACAATCACTTGAAAAGAAGCACCAAGACTTGATTGATAATTTAAGAATCTTTATTGATAAGGAGGAAGCATAGTGCCATCCCTTCAAGCCCCCATTAGGGTACCATATAGGGTACCCTGAAGGGGTTTTGTGGATGCTGGTAATGGTGCCATCATCATAAGTTAATTCCATGAAAGAGGTTATTATGGGAAAAAGTACATATACGAGGAAAACGACTAATCCAAAAATGGAATGGTCGGAAGAAAGGAAAGCCAAGTGGTCGGCCCAGTGCAAAGAAGCACATGCCAACAAGACTTGGTACAAGCAGAGCAAGAAGGCCGTTGGTCTAGCCATTTCAAATGGCAAGAAGGAAGCTGTCAAGTTTAAGAACCGTTCAAAGGCCATGAAAAAGTCTTGGAGGAGAAGACAGCAGAAGGCAATTTTAAGCCACCCACCAGCCACACTTTCGGAAAACCTTTTGGATTCGGCAGTTCTGCCCGAAAAGGAAAAGGTAAATATAAAGCCAAAGCCGAAAGCAGATATGCCAGCTTTCGATATTCCGATTGCAAGTATCGAGAAGATCGAGGCATTTTTTGATTTGGTGGAGGAGGAGTTGGGAGTTCGGCCCAGTCTTCAGGAGTTCATCAATAATGCCATTGATGAAAAACTTTCTAAGTTTTGGAGGTCAGTATGAAACCTAGAAAAGATGGTAACTATAATTGGGACTGTCCGAGATGCAAGAAAACCACGGAGTGTTTTCCTGCCATATCCCGAAGGGATAACAAGACAGAGATTTGTTCCCAGTGTGGAGTCGATGAGGCAATGGCCGATTATTTCGGAAAAGCCGATAATTGGTTGGATAAAGCCAAAACTGGACCCTCAGAACGTCCGTAGGGACAAAAACCGGGGGTGCTGCATACCGTGGCACCCCTTTAAATCTAACATTATCACACAAGAGGTAATATGGAAGATCAGGAAATTATTGCAAAATCATTAGCCAAAGATATAAAGGTGATGATAAGCAAGGAGATAGATGCAAAGCTCGATGACTTTCTGGAAAGGGAGGAAGACGAATTAACAGAAATGTTTGCCAGCATCAAAAAGGAGGAAGCAGAATGGAGACTTGACTTATTGGAAGGTATCAAAACCCATACTGCTCGTATTGAAAAATTGGAGGAAATATGCCAGTCTTAGTAGTTAAGAAAGAAAGTGACTTTGACAAATTCCTTGAAGCACTGAAGGAAAAATACATGGCCGAAGGCATGAGTGAGTTTGATGCTAAAATGAAGGCCGTGATGAGTGATGAGGCCCAAGCAAAGATTTATCCGGGCCTTCACAATGAAGAAAAGGAGGAGCATGGAGGAGGATAAACTAGACGTTGATGAATTAATTAACGATTTAACACACGTTTTTGGTACAGATCGTGTATTCTATATTGATGAGAATACGGATTTTACCAAATTACCTAACCCATTTACCAAGAGTATAAAAGGTAAAGCCGAAACCAAAAAGGAGAAACATGGAAATTAAAAAGGGGTACAGTCAAGTCAGGGTTCAGGCAGAGTTGGCCCAACAAGTAAAAAACATTCTCCCTGCCTATGAGAAAAAGGTAGGGTTCCAAGTGTCGTTTCAAAAGTTTATTGAAAAGGCCGTTAGAGAATGTGTCAACAGGGAGGTAGAATCAAACTCCCCACCGTTTTAATTAACGGATTATTAATTTATTTTAAAAAAGGGTAAAAAAGGTTTGATGTTTGATTGTCTATATAGTATAATAGGCTACTATATTAAAATTATTCAATTAATTTACGGAGGATCATGGATGATCTCAGGCAACAGATTCGGAAGTCTGGAGTAAAGTTAAGGGAAATAGCCGAAATATCTGGTGAATCCCAGTCCACAATTTCACGTGTTCTTGACTTGAAACTCAGGACCAAAATTGAGGATGCGGCAAAAAGCCTAATAATCACCCGGAATTTTGAGGTGAATACATGGGCCGAAAGATATTCGGATGCTGTTTCAAATATCAAACCTACCCTGCAATGAATTGCAAAGAATGTGGGGTAGAAATAATAAACCCCCCAGAAAAACAACAGAAGAGAAAGAAGTTTTGTTCTTCAGATTGTTACCTTGCAAGCATGAAGGACTACCAGCATTTCTACTGGCATAGTCATGGGAAATGGCAGCCAAGAAATTACAACTGATTTGCTGGCATGCCAGATAAAAAGGTTTGTGAATACTGCGGCAATAAATATTACCCGTCTGGAAACCAATGGACGAAACAGAAGTTTTGCTCCATTTCATGCAAGGATAAAAAAGCCTACTACCGGAACAGAGACAGTGGGCACGTCAGGAGTTTTAAAGGGGGATACCCCCGACAGGTAATAATCAGAAAATGGATAGAAGCACAAGCACAGGATTTAGGCACCGTAGGATGCCATTACTGCCGGAAAAGAATAAAGCCGGAGAGTTTTGTCTTGGACCACAAGAGGCCACTAATATCATTATCAAAATCCGAGATTAAAAATGAAGACAATTTAGTCGTTTGTTGTAGGGACTGCAATGTGGAAAAGGGCAGTCAAGTATCATACGAAGAATTTCTGGAGAGAAAAAATCATGGATGATAAAATTACTGAAGGCAACTTTATATTTTGCTCAAGAGAAATAATAGAGGATAGCAGATTGACTCTATTGCAAATAAAGGTACTGCTGGCATTGTTTAGTTTCAGGAATAAAAACACCCACCTATGCTTCCCATCCCGTGAAGCAATATCCAAACGTACAGGAATTAGGACCACATCAATTTCCAGAACTACAACCCAGTTGGTTGGGTTAGGGTGGCTGCTTAAATTCTGGGACGTGGAGACAAAGAAATACAACTATAGAATAACAGTCCCAGAACTAGGGGGGGTACACGAATCATGTACCATACACGAATCGAGTACGGGGGGGGTACACGAATCATGTACTATAGGGGTACACGAATCAGGTACCCATAACTATAAAGAGAACTATAAAGGTAACTTAATAATAAAGCCACCTCCCCCAGAAAATATTCCAGATTGGCTTGAGCTTGATATATGGGACCAATTTAAAATCCACCGGAAGCATATTAGAAAACCGATGTCTAAGTATGCAGAAAAGTTAATGCTGAAAAAACTTGAGAAGGCAGAGCAGGATGGGCACGATCCAAACGACCTGCTTAGTAATGCAATATGTGCTGGATGGCAGGGTGTTGTGATACCCGACAAAGTATCGTCAAGATCACAAGTTAAATTTCCAACTGCTGATGAGAGAAGACAGGACGATAACTCATGGCTTAAACAGGCAATAGAAAAGGGAGAGCATGGAAAAAACGAAGGAGCAAGCAATTCTGCTGGCACTGGCAGGATTCTCAGAGAACTTCCGTAAGACAACAACGAAAGAGTTGTCCGTACTGTGGATTAGCTCACTGCAAAAGTTAAGCATGGAAGCTATATTAAAGGGCACAAGGAGGTGCCTGACCGAATGTGAGTTTTACCCCACCATTGCTGTTTTTCTGGAGAAAGCACAGGGGCAATCAGAACGATCAGGGCAATGGACTGACGTTCCTCAAATCGAACATGCCAAGAAAGGGATACCGATGCCAGATAACTTCAGGAATATTATCAAAGACCTGATGAACTCTGCAAAGGAAGTTCCCAAACATGGCATGCTTTGTTCCCTCCCTGTGCATGGTGTTTCTGAGCATGGGTTGGAATTTAAGATGACCCGTGATGCTTATGGGAGGGATTACGTTTATTACAAGAACCAAAAAGGAGAAATATGATTTCATTGATTAAAGAATATTTATTATATAAGAAACTGAAAAGGAAATGCCAAGAGGGGGAGTCTGTCAGGAAGGGGCATTGGAGACACTTCAGGAATAAAAAGCATACTCGTATAACACCATGTATTGTTAAGAAAGAGAATGTCCAACATTTATGAAGACTGCATAGAATGTGTACAATGTGCAGAACCTTTCTTACCATTAGATGATGAAAAAATATGTGATGAATGTCAGGAGGATGGGAATGGACGAGAGGTTATACAACCGGAGAAAGCAGGAGCAGATACAGGCCCGACAAACGGAAGCAAAAACTGGTTGGGTGAAAACCAAGACTAAAGTTTGTCTGGTCTGTGACAATAAGTTTTACACGGAGGATTATGCTAACCTTGCCTGTTCCATAGATTGCCACAGGGAACTGAAAAGGATGATAATGATATGAAATTAAAACTTAAAAAAAGGAAATGCTCGATATGCGGTAATTCTTTTCAGCCGATTAAAAAAAACAACGACAAGTGTTCTAAAATATGCAGGGTGGCATGGTACAGGGAAAGTGCAGAAAAAAGGAACCACGATATTAGGGAAAGGAACAAGAAGAACCATGTGCTAAAAACCTGCCGGGTATGTGGTATTAAGTTTACGGCTGCGGCCTATAGGCAAAACTGCAGTTCAGAATGTTCTGCCAGATATATAAAGGAGGGTCTGGGTTTCAGGCATTTCTGTCTGAAGAATCTGGAGAAGAAAAGAATTGAGGAAAGTAAAATTCCACCACCGAATATCCGTGAGGTTGGTTTTGATCTTAAAATTCTTGAGAACGATGACCGATATGATGAACGACTCACCATTAGAACTGCAATGGAGGAGTACAGGGACAGGGGAGGAAAAATAACAGTGCTGGCAGACGAACCCAACCAGCCGCTGCCGAGTGTTAATTTTGATAATGGTTGGGACTGGTATGCCACGCATGGTGCTGGCACCTACACCGGGGTTGGAGAATATGCCGAGACCCCAGTGATAACTAATTACTAAGGAGATAATATGGCAAATGTAAATAAAGTATTTCTAGTCGGCAGACTAGGTGCAGACCCCGTAGTACGGGAAACATCAAGTGGAGCAGTTGCAAATTTTTCGATTGCTACAAATGAGTATTGGACAGACAAGCAGGGGGATAAGGTCGAGAAAACCGAGTGGCACAATATAGTGGCATGGGGGAAACAGGCTGAACTTTCACGGGATTATTTAAAAAAGGGTTCCAATATCTTTTGTGAAGGAAAACTCCAAACGTCTAAGTGGGATACACCAGAAGGTGAAACGAAATACAAGACTGAGATTGTGATACATAATCTTCAGTTTCTTGACAAAAAAGAAGAAAGCACCACAATGAGCAGTATCTATGAGTATGCTCCAAAACCGGAAGCAAAACCGGTTCTGGATGACGTGCCATTCTAAACAAAAGGGAGAGACATGGTTGATATTATAAAGGATTTAACTAACGAGGAGTACCATGCTAGGCCGGATATTTCTAAGTCCAGCCTAGACCGGATTCATAAAAGCATGGACCATTTTCTTACTCCGGGGAAACCTCCAACTGATAAGATGAAATTCGGAACTGCATTTCATACTTTAATCTTGGAACCCGATAATTTTGACAAGGACTACATACAGGGGTCCGGTCTGGATGGTCGTACTTCTGAGGGCAAAAAGGAGAAGAAGGAAATTGAGGAAGGAAAGAAAGAAGGTCAGGAAGTCTTAAAGTTTCAAGACTATGAAAACCTGATGAGGATGAAGGAAAAAACTGAGAAGCATCCCCGGTTCAAATCCTACTTTGAAGAAGGAGAACCAGAGGTTTCAGTTTTTTGGGAGATGCAGGGAGTAGGTTGTAAGTGTCGTCCAGATTGGATGATTAATGGTGGAGATTATATTATTGATTTAAAGACCAGCAACGATGCTTCCGAGGAAGGGTTTGCAAGAAGCATAGCAAACTTCAGGTACCATGTCCAAGATGCGTGGTACACAAAAGGGGTTCAGGTTGCCACACGAAAACACCCCACATTTGTTTTTCTGGTTGTTGAAAACATTGTCCCATTTTCTATTGCAATCTATGTGCTAGATAGCAGGTCGAAGGATGAAGGCTGGATGGTGGCAGATAATGATTTACGGAAATATGTAGATTATCAAGAGATGCCAGAAGAAGATCGGTATGCCGGGTATTCTCCCGATGCCGTTGAAATATCCCTGCCACGGTGGGGGTTCAAAGAAATCTATCACTAGGAGAGAGAGATGAAAATAAAAACAACGAATATACATGGGAAGCAGTACGTGGAAGTCCCTGAAAGGATTCACCATTTCTGGTTACAGAATCCGAAGTGGGCATTAAAGTCTGAAGTGTTGAAGATATGCTTTGAGACTGGGAACGTGCTGATGAAAGCATGGGTTGAAGATGAGAACGGAGTTGTAAAGGCAGTTGGTCATGCTCACGAATTTCAGGCCAACAAAAAAGCTACAGTTAATTCAACATCTTATGTGGAAAACTGTGAGACTTCTGCATACGGCAGGGCACTTGGGATAAAGGGTGTTGGGTCACGGGAAGGCATAGCATCTGCAGAAGAAGTAAACGGTGCCATCTCAATGCAAAAGGAAATGGACAAAGCACCTGTGTCTGAACCTGTTGATGATCGTGTAACTAAAATGGTTGGAGCATTTGCCCAACTCGGTGTCACTGAGGAAGAACTTGAGGAGTGGCTTGGGCACCCCGTAAAATATGTGACTGAGGAAGAAATACAGAGCCTAAAATTGCACTATCGGGAACTAAATACCGGGGGTGACCCTGTGGGTGCAGGGGAGCTTAACCAGAAATTTCCAAAAGTAGCATGAACTACTGTGGAATTGATGTAGGTTTTTCCGGTGCCATTGCTGTTTTAAATGATGCCGGAGAAATCCTAAT